GTCGGCGAGATGCGGGGAAGCTCCCAGGTCGGCGTGATGCGGGGAAGCTCCCAGGTCGGCGAGATGTGGGAAAGCTCCCGGGTCGGCGAGATGCGGGAAAGCTCCACAGCGAAAGACTATAAAAATTATCCTAAAATTAAAATCTGGGTATCCCCAGAAGGAAACTTTGAAATGCTTACATATGTAAATAAAACTGAATAAAAAATCCCCATTGGTACCGGAAATACCAACGGGGAAAGGCACAATAGCTAAGTGAGGTAGCCATTGCAGAAATTATCATACCATAATTTCCTGTGATTGGCAAGAACAAATGTTCGTTAAATGGAGGGAATTATGAATAAAGAAAATAAAGTATCCTGGGACAACTTGGAACAGTTTTTTGCAGTAGAGGTGATTGAGCAGTCCAAAAGAAACGCAAAGAGGTGGTTTGTGGCATGGCTTGTCACTCTGTCGGCGCTGATCGGGACAAACGCAGCATGGATCTATGTGGCGCAGTCTTATGAGTATATATCCCAGGATGGAAGCGGCCAGAACAACATTAACACTGGCACACAGGGAGACATCACACATGGGACAGAGAATGAAAATTAAAAAGAACGGGAAAAGCCGTGGAATCAAAAGGAAGAGGAGGAAGAAGAAAAATGCATGATATCAGTAAGATGCGCCAGGCCCGGAAGAGACAGAAACTTTTCCGGGCGGCAGTAAGGTGGATGACCATAGCGGTGCTGTTTGGCCTGTCCTGGTTTGGCCTGTGCGTCCTTCTGGCACCTTACATGATGCTGAGACTTGCCGTATTCTTTTCCGGCATGATGTTGATTCTGGCCGCGAAATTTTTAGAGGAGGAAGCATGAGCAGAAGAAGAAATGGAACCAACCAGGCAATGATCCAGCTCGGCCTTAATCGGTATAAGCTGGGAAAGAAAAAGCGCCCTGGAGTGGCAACTCCGGTGGGCGCAGAAAAAATAACTTACAAGGGTAAGTATAGCAGATAGGAGAGGGGATATCAATGGCAAGTAAAGAGATTTTGACGTTTTTGTCAAAGGAGGAGCATGAGTATATCGTTGGTCTTGTACAACGGGATATCTTCTATGAGAGGACAAACGAGCCAATTTCCCTTAAAGACAAATGCCGGATCTGGATAAAACTGGAGGATGCGAAAGAGAAAAATGAATAATATGTTGGACAGATGCGATGCCTGTGGTGCGTATCTGGAGGAGGCTGGCCGATTGTGCTGGAGGTGTCGGGACAAGGCCATCCAGCGGATGCGCAAACAGCGCACGGAATACGAATCAGAATTTGAAAAATCAGTGGATCTGGAGGAAATATATGAACTTATATGAAATTGATGCCGCTCTCATGGCGGCATATGAAAATGCAGTAGATATGGAGACCGGGGAAATTTTAGATAATGAAGCCTATGCCGCCATTGATGGTCTCGAAATGGCCCTGGCTGAAAAGACGGAGAACATCTTGCTGTGGATTAAGAACCTTTCTGCCGAGGCTGAAGCCCTTAAGGCAGAGAAAATGTCCTTTGATGCTCGCCAGAAAAGGGCAGAAAGAAAAGCGGAAAGTCTGAAGCGCTATGTATCTAAAGCCCTTGAAGGTAAAAAATTTAAGACAGATCGTGTAGAAGCATCGTGGAGAAAATCAGAGTCTGCTGAGTTTGAAGGAAACGTAATGAGTCTCCCGGAAAATTGCATCAGAGTGAAAGAGCCAGAGGTCAACAAGGCAGAGCTTAAAAAGCTACTGAAGGCCGGCCAGAAAATTGAAGGGGCCTGGCTTGTAGAAAAACAGAACTTGCAGATCAAATAGGGAGGTCAAACATGGAGAAAAAAAATATCTATGAGACCATTACCGCAGTCATGGAAGAAATTGGGGCTATTGGCAAGAACAGTAAAAACAATCAGCAAAATTTTATGTACCGTGGAATAGACGCGGTAATGAATGCGTTAAGCCCGGCGTTTGTAAAGCACAGACTTTTTATCGTCCCAGAAGTTTTAGAACAAAAACGAGAAGAACGGCAGACAAATAAAGGCGGGAATCTTATTTATTCCATCTGCCGAGTAAAGTACACATTTTACGCCGAAGATGGGTCCTCTCTTACCGCCGTAACAATAGGAGAAGGAATGGACAGCGGGGATAAGGCTACAAACAAAGCTATGAGTATAGCGTTTAAATACGCCTGTTTCCAAGTGTTTTGCATCCCAACAGAAGAAATGAAAGACCCAGATAGTGATACTCCGGATCCATCAGCACCTATATATGCCACGGATGACATGAGGAAGAAATTTATTGAAGAATGCACAAGAATCGGGAAACCGAAGTCGGCTATTTTGAAAGTAATTGGGGCAAGGAGCTTAGCTGAACTGACGGTTGAACAGTATGAGATTGCTATGCAGAGTTTCTCCCGTACTCCATCTAAGGACCAGAGCACTCCTGTTCCCGGAACGGTTCCTCCAGATGGAGAGAATAAGGACACTCCCTGGAAATAGGAGCGTGATTAAATGGAGTGTACAGGTAAACTGAAATCTGTATCAAAAAACTGGATCAGTAGGAAATGGGAAGTAACGTTTGAAATCAACGAGGACATAACTGCATCCATAGATAAAATCCGGGATAAGCTGCTTAATTTAACAGCAAAAATACACCGGGAAAAGCGGAGCCTGGATGCCAATGCATATGCCTGGGTGCTGATGCAAAAGATTGCAGAGGCCATACATACTGACAAGTGGTCCGTTTATTTGATGATGCTGGAGCGATACAGCCCTGTTTTTACACATATCATCGTAAGGCCAGAGGCGGTAGAGCGTGTCAAGGGCGAGTGGAGGACTGTTAAAGTCCTCGGCCCCATACAGGTCAACGGAAGCTCCGGGATCCAGCTGCAATGCTATTTTGGCTCCAGTACCTTTGACTCTAAGGAGATGGCCAGTTTTATCGACAGAATCGTATCAGAGTGCAAGGAAATGGGGATTGAGACCTTGCCGCCGGATGAAATTGAACGAATGAGAAGGGAGTGGGGAATCTGAAAAAGCTGTGGAGCATCTTTACGGACGATATGGACCATTGCTATTTTACTGGGTCTCTCCAGATTGAGAGACATCATGTATTTGGAGGAGCCAACCGGTCCAGATCCGAAAAGTATGGATATGTAATCCCACTGAGATATGACATGCATCCTAACGGGGCAAGGTTCAGACCTACACCAGAGAACAAGAAACTTGATGGATACCTTAAGGCTGCGTGTCAGCGTGATTATGAGAGCAAGCACGGAACCCGGCAACAGTTTGTTTCCGAGTTCGGAAAATCCTATTTATAGCCTTCTGGTGGCGGAATAATATGTCACAGTATTAGATGCCATTTATATTACTCCTGGTCCGGCATAAGCCGGGCCGGAAAGGAGGAGGAATGAAACAAAGGAAAGATTTTGATGCTGTAAAGTCCAGAGTCTATAACTGCATAGGTACTGGATCAGAGAATGCTGTGAGCCGATATGAGTTGACCATTTTGACAGGATATCATGACCGCTTGGTCAGAGCAGCAATCGAAAGTTTGAGAAAAAAACACTCCATCATAGAGCTCCACAATGGGAGTGGATATTATAAACCATCCAGGACGGCCCAGGGAGCCGTAGAAGCGGCTGAATGGATACGGAGGCAGAATAACAGGGCAAGAGCCATAAAAGCCTCTACAAAGGGATCTGAGCGTTTTATAAAGAGCATGCAAAATATGATTCCTGGACAAATGGAAATGTTTGGAGGAGGAAATGGATAATGCGGAGCGGGACAGCCTCATATTTTACCGTAGTTTTGCGAAAGCAATCAAGCGGCTGCCGGAAGCCGAACAGCTAAAGGCTCTATGGGCCATCGTTGATTACGGCTTGGACGGAACAGAGCCAGAAGAAGAGGGCCTGTATATGGTTGCCTATGATATGGCAAAACCTCAAATTGACGCCAATATCAAGCGCAAAAATGATGGAAAAAAGGGTGGAAGGCCGTCGATAAAAACCAGTGGTTATGAAAATGAAGAAAATATAAAAACCAGTGGTTATGAAAATGAAAAACCTAATGTAAATGTTAATGTAAAGGAAAATGTAAATGTAAAGGAAAAAGAAAATATAAAAGAATTATGCCCGGAGCTGGAAACATCCACTCCGGCCAGCCCTACATTTGCACAAATCCCTTTGAATGACGGATCCCTGTACAACGTGACGGAGAACGACGTGGACGAGTTCCAGCAGCTCTATCCGGGCATAGATTGCAGACAAGAAATCCGTAATATGGTTGGATGGTCAATGGGGAATCCTTGTAACCGCAAAACGAAAAGAGGCATCAGACGATTTATCCACAGTTGGTTGTCCCGATCACAAAATAGAGCCCCAACGCAACCAAAAGCGTATTCTAAACCCGCAAAAAACAGATTTGACAATTTTGAGAGTCGGGAAAATAACTATGAGGCGATGATCTGGGATGATATCAAAAACAGGAGGGAGACCAGTGATAATCCGTAATGTAGCAGAGGCAAAAAAGAAAATTAAGATCGGATCAAAGGTCACGATAATGACCCAAAAGGGAAGCGCAAAGGACTCTTTGTACGCAGTTAAGACTGGGGTACAAAGAAAAGCGACAGTTATCGGCATTTACGAGCATTTTGTCCATGTACAGCTCAAGAGCGGGGTGTGCGAGAGCGTACTGTGGGCGGATTTAATTAATGCTAGTGAGGAGGATAAGCGATGATTAAAGACAGCGGAGACCGTACACAATTTGACACCGGAGCTGTCCGGGATATGCACGCCGGTAAGGGGAGGATGGATCTCCTTCCTCTGTCGGCGCTGATCGAGTTGTCAAAGCACTGCGAGGAGGGGGCCTTAAAGTATGGGGAACACAACGTAGATAAAGGAATCCCGCAGCACAGTCTTTGCGATTCTGCCATACGGCACCTGGTCAAGTATATGCGGGGGGACACGGACGAGCCCCATCTGAGGGCGGCCGCCTGGAATCTTATGTGGGCGCTGAACCAGACAGTGGAGCATCCGGAATTGGTAGATGTGCCGTGGAGAAACGGTTGTGAAGTGGGGGAGAATTTTAACAATTTGAAACGGCACTTAGAATCCTCAAAATAGATTCTCCCGGATGATCGACACCTGAAAATGGATCATATGTCCTGGTATCATTTGAAAATTTTGATCATCCAGATATCGGAAGGTACGAGGGCAACGATGAGGGAGGGAAGTTTTATATGGGATACGGATATTACCCATGCAAAAGCTATGGGCTGATTGTCAATGCCTGGATGCCGTTGCCAGAACCGTATAAGGGGAAGGAAGCGAAGAGTGAGACAGTATAAGAATATTGCCAAAGTAAAGGCGATAGAGCGAAAGAACCGGGAACGGCTGCTGAAAATCAATCCAAACCTGGATGATAACAGTGGAATCTATTTTCTGACCCGGACCGATGAAAACGGAATCAATTATTTTTACATAGGCCAAGCAGTACATATCATGCAGCGGATGTGTAGTCATCTCACTGGATACCAGCACATAGACCTCAGCCTCAAAAAGCGAGGATTCCAGAGCGAGGAGAATCCTTACGGCTGGAGAATCGGGATCCGGCACTACCCGGAATCAGAATTAGACAAGTGGGAGCAATACTGGATCCTGGAATATACGAAGCGCGGCTATCAGTGCCGGTACAACAAGACCGCCGGCGGCCAGGGAGAGGGTAAAGGGAAAATCAATGACTTCCGCCCGGCAAAAGGATACCGTGACGGGCTGGCCCAGGGGAGGAAAAACATGGCAAGGGAACTTGGACATATTATCACCACCCACTTATCCGTAAATCTGAAGCCGGAGAAGCAGAATAACAAGGTATCTCAGAGGGCTTTTGAGAAGTTCAATGAGCTTTTGGAGGAAGGAAAATGACATTCAAGGAATTTGAAACATGGTATGAACAAAGAAATTGTAATGGGCATTTGAGCGCATTAGAAAAAATAGGATGTAGTTGTATTATTGAAATAGTACACAAAAAATGGTTTTGGAAAAGAGAAAAGTTTTGGAAAGACAATTATGCAAGTGATGTTATGGAACTGGTTGTGAATCCGATTGAAAAGAAGATTGAGAAATTAAGGAGATGCAACGAATGAAATATATAGCTTCGTGGTCTGGGGGCAAGGACAGCACAGCAAGTATTATTCTGGCACATGAGCATAACGAACCTCTTGATTTGATAATCTTTTCCGAGGTTATGTTTGATGAAAATACCAGCGGCGAACTTCCAGAGCATATTGACTTTATCAAGAACAAGGCAATTCCGAAGTTTGAGGAATGGGGATACGAGGTAAAGATCCTTCATTCCAAAAAGACCTATTTGGATTGTTTTCATCATATTGCAACCAAGGGGAAGCGAATAGGAAGAAAGCTGGGTTTTCCTATGGCGGGAAAATGCTTAATCAATCGTGATTGCAAAATTCCGCAGATAAGAGATTTCCTGAATGGTTACGCAAAAGATTTTACCCAATATATAGGAATTGCTATTGATGAGCCTGTCAGAATGGAGCGTATCGTAAATTCTGGAAACAAAGTATCTTTGCTTGAAAAATACGGATATACGGAGAAAATGGGATTTGAGTTATGCAAGAAATACGATTTATTATCCCCTATTTACCGATTTACGAACCGTGGCGGTTGTTGGTTCTGCCCCAATATGCGACGTGAGGAATTAAAGCATCTTAGAACAAACCATAGAGATTTATGGGACAAACTTCTGAAACTTGAAAATGAACCGAACCTTATCGGTAACAAATGGAATATGCTTACCAACACTAGCATTCATGACTGGGAGGAACGGTTCTTTTGGGAAGAGCAGCAGATGACAATATTTGATTTTATGGAGGAAAAGAATGAGTGAAAAACTTAAACCATGTCCGTTTTGCGGCGGAGAAGCGTCTTTGAGTGTAGATACAGAAGCGGTAAGAGACACAGAAAACAGATTGTGGGCGTATCAGATAACATGCAATAAATGTTCTTCAACAACCGGATTGTGTTGGTCTGATGAAATGGCGGTCAAAGCATGGAATAGGAGGGAAAATGAGCAGAACTAATTTCAACAAATTTATCTACGGAAAACAGGTTAATTCTTGTGGCAAATTTGTCATGTGCGGAAGTAAGAAGAAAAGCCGGAGGATTAAGAGGGGAAAATAAGCGAAGGTGGGGTGGATAAGTATACGGACGAGGGAAAAGACACTCATTGACCTGGAAGTATTTCCAGGAGACGAGGGCAGATTAAAGGAGCGCTGCCGGGACTTGAAGCCGGGGGAGTATTCCGTCCTCTACAACTGCGCAAAAAGCGCGGCTCCTGGCCTCGAGAAGGCTGTATGCGAGTCTATTACCAAAGAGGGCGAGGGATACCGCACACTGATAAAAAAAGGCTGGAACATCCCTGTTACGGAGGACGATTTTTACTCATACAAGCGCGGCACAATGGCCAAATTTTACCACTGGCTCCGCATGACGGGACAGTGGAAGGGCTGAAAATGTGAGGAGAGGTAGCACGCGGAATTGTGGTAAAATTAAGATAAAGGAATGAGAAGATGAATCTTAATTTGACGCTTAAAAAACTTCAACGTGCGATCCTCTCCACTGGCCTTATTGTCAAAATCGGAACCAGTCAATTTTATAGCCCGGAGCAGGGGCGCATGATAACCATGTGGATATTGTCGACGCCTACACTCCAGGAAACGCGAAACGGTTGGCGGATGAGGGACTATGAGATATTGCGGACGGCGAGTGCGGTTGAGGCGGTGAAGTGTCTGGCGGATGTGTGGGAGCAAATAAGAGAGTGAAAGATATGAATAATCATGCATACATTGATATTATTCATAAAATTCCAGGATATTCGCAATCAACGTGCAAAAGAGATAAGAAAAAAATCAAGAAAATCATGGAAGAATATGAATACGATTCTGATTATATCGAAAATGTCAGTAACGATTTTTGCGAGGGGTTTAATGCCGCTAAAGACATTATTGTAAAAATGTTGTCCGATAAACACTGGGAACAGACGAAAGGATGGAAGAATGGATAATCCAGAATTTACAATCAAGGCGGAGCCGTTTTCCTGGGATGATAACTTTTCTGAGGTGGCGTTGGAAGATTTCTCGCGGATCCAGAACAATCTGCCCTATGTAATGTCCCAGAATATAGGGATGGCACTGGCAAAACTCAAAATGCTCGAAGAGGCTGCTGCGGAAAAGAATCTGGAAGCGCCCGACGGATTTGTAACCGTAGACTTCCCAGAAAGCTGTTTGACCTGTGATTTCTGCCATGAGCGAGAATATGATAACAGGCAGATGATACAGGGGAAAAGGTTTTGCGGGATCGAAAACGTAGAAGTGGATCGATTCTGCTCTTATGAGAGACCGGGAAAACCGGATTGGTGTCCGGTGAAGAAATTTCCAGAAAAATGCCCGATGCAAACGGAATCCGGAAAGCGTGTGATAGATTGGATGTATAACGCCGGGTGGAATGCTTGTGTGGACAAAATGATCGAAGGTGGTGGATAAATGCTTACACCAAAGCAAAAGGCGTTTGCGGATGAGTATTTAAAATGCGGGAGGGAATATGGAAAATCAAAATAGAAGTAAAGAAGATGAAGTTGCCCTTCAAGCATTGAGGGAAATGATAAATTTCTATGATACTAGGCACTTCTATGTACACAGATACAAAGATGTTGTTGATCCAGAGCTGGTAATTATTGATGCATATATCTGTATATGTCATGAAAAGACAACTAAGGTACAGAAAGAGGCAGCATATGAACTTTTAAAGCGCCTTGTGAAGGAAGATACACTAGATAACTGGTTGGAGGGAAGCGCTACGGTATGTGACCGAAATGATAGATATGTGTTGCACTGGAAACGGGCTGTTGTTAAGCGCGGAAAGTGTGAAAAATGCGGACGCACAGAACATCTGGAGGCACATCATAAAATACCGTGGGCGATATATCCAAAGGGAAGAATCGACTTAAATAACGGGGCGTGTCTCTGTGATGAATGTCATGCAGAGGAACACAAAGATCAGCTTCCTTATGCAATGATGATGAGCAGAATAAGAAAAAGGCAGGCGGTTGGTAGTGGGTAATGTGGGAAGACCTCCAAAATATAAAAGCAAAGAGGAAATAGAAGAAAAAATTGAACAGTATTTCAAGGACTGCGAAGGCCGCCCACTCACTGACGACGAAGGGAACCAGATATACAACAAATGGGGATATCCTGTTATCGTTGATAAGAGGCCACCTACGGTGACGGGGCTTGCCCTTGCGCTGGGATTTACAAACAGACTTTCTCTGCTTAGATACCAAGGAAAGAAAGAATTTTGTGACACGATTACGCGCGCGAAAGCTAGAGTTGAGCAGTACGCCGAGGAACGGCTATTCGATAAGGACGGAACCAGTGGCGCACAATTCAGTTTGCGGAACAATTTCAAGGGGTGGGACGCAGATAAGAAGGAAGAAGAAACAGATGCCGGCGGCATTGTTATCGTGAATAATATACCAAGGCCGGGAAAGGAGTAAAGATATGATTATTACAGGAATGAAGCATTTTGAAAGTGTTTGCCAGAAGAAACTGGTGGAGTGGTACAACAAAAACAGACCCGAAACACCAATCGATTTAGGAGATGTATTTATTGTTTGGAGCTGTAAGACATTGCAGAATTACAAATGTCTGGCTTCTACTACGGTTTCTGGTGATGGTATTTATGCAGAATACACATTCAATGGAGACAAGCAGGAACTCTATGAGGATGTTTATAAGAAACTTACAAATACCTGTCATGTGGAAGAATGATGCCTGACGAAATCCAGCTTACAGACATCATAGCCCCCGCCTTTTACCCCGTCCACTGGGACATACTGGATGGCAAGCACACTTATTATACGTGCTATGGCGGTCGCGGTAGCTGTAAATCCTCTTTCATCTCCGTGGAAATCGTACTGGGTATGATGCAGGACGCAAAGGACGGCATTTTCAGCAACGCGGTAGTATTCCGTAAGGTGGGGAATACCCTTCGGGAATCCGTGTTTGAACAGATTGCATGGGCGATTGACGCACTGGGAGCCAATGACCTGTGGGCCTCCAGCGTCAGCCCCATGCAGTATGTATATAGGCCCACGGGGCAGAAAATCATCTTCCGGGGGCTGGACAAGGCAAAGAAAACGAAGTCCATCAAGACCAGCCGGGGATATTTTAAATACCTCTGGCTGGAGGAATTGGATGAGTTCTCCGGAATCGAAGAAATACGTACAGTACAGCAGTCCATTCTTCGCGGTGGCAGCAAGTTTGTAGTTTTTAAATCCTTCAATCCCCCTATTAGTCGTAGTAACTGGGCAAATGTGTACATCAACGAGCCGAGAAAGGACAGTTACAGGCACAAGAGCGATTATACAAGCGTTCCGGCGGATTGGCTGGGAGACCAGTTTATAGCCGACGCCGAGCATTTAAAGGCCACAAATGAGCGGGCATATCGCCACGAGTACCTGGGCGAGCCGGTGGGGCTGGGAACCAATATCTTTGACATGCTGGAGATCCGCACGATAACCGATGAGGAAATCCAGACATACCAGTCAATCTATCAAGGGCAAGACTTCGGATGGTACCCGGACCCGAAAGCCTTTATCCGGGCCGCCTATGTGCCCAATAAGGAGCAGATTGTCCTACTGGATGAGCTGGGCGGGTGCAAGATAAGGAACGCAGATATGGCGCAGATGATAAAGGACAAGGGATATGATGATTATGCCCTATTATGTGGCGTGGACGAACAGGAAAGCATTGTGGATCTTCGGGACGCCGGGATCCCGGCCAGAAACGCCATTGTAACTCCGGGAAGCCGGAAATACACGTTTGAGTGGTTGCAGTGCCGGACGATTGTTATTGACCCGGCCAGAACGCCGCGGGCGTACAAGGAAATCACAGAATATGAGCACGAAGTAGACGGCAACGGAGAAGTGATTGCTGATTACCCGGACGGCAACGATCACTGGATCGACGCCCTCCGCTACGCAATATCTCCGATGGCTATGAGGAGAGGACACAGCGCATAATGGGAATTATCGCAACAGTAAAAAGGTGGATAGGGATGATATTTAAAAAGCAGGCTGAGAAAGATTTTAAAGTAAAAGACACCACATCCGCACAGATGATGGCAAAGATTACGGAGTGTGCCAATATCTACCGTGGCGCTCCGTACTGGGTAGACCTGGAGAACCGGATCAAGACTATTAATTTTGCAAAATCTGTATGCTCCGAGACAGCTCGGCTTGTTACTTTGGGAATTAAGATACAGATCGACGGAGGCGCCCGCGGGACGTGGTTACAGGAGCAGATTGATAATGCGTACTTTAACCTGCGTCATTGGGTAGAGTATGGCTGTGCTTATGGGACAGTCATTATCAAGCCAAACGGTGGCGGGCTTGATATGTTTACCCCTATGGATTTTATTGTGACAGAGCAGGACGACAACGGAAATATTACGGGCATTGTCTTTAAGGATGGGTATACGGATAACGATAAGCATTATACACGTCTGGAGTATCACAGATTTATTGAGACGAGGACGGAATCTGGTGTGATATATCCGTATGTGATATCTAATAGAGCGTATGTATCAAGGAGCAGCGAATCCCTCGGCGACCCTATCCCGCTGGCGCAGACAAAATGGGCTGATTTGCTGGACGAGACGCCGCCGATTTTAAAAGGCGGAAACGAAAGGCTTGATTCTCCCATGTATGGAGTGTTCCGGACGCCTTCGGCAAACAATATAGACCTTTCCTCCCCGCTGGGGATGCCAATATACGCGGAAGCCATCGAGGAAATGAAGGACCTTGACATTGCATACAGCCGGAATGCTGGCGAGATATATGACAGCGAAAAGATTATCCTGGCAGATGATCGGCTGATGTTTGATAGTGGAAAGAATCTTAATGGGCGTGTAGCAGATGTAAAACTGCCGCATTATGTCAAGAATGTGTTCGGAAACAGCCCGGAGGAGTTTTACCAGGAAATCACCCCGCAGCTTAACACAGATACAAGGCTTTCCGGTATCAATGCCCTTCTGTCTCAGATCGGGTACAAGTGTGGATTTTCAAATGGATATTTCGTGTTCAATGAATCTTCCGGGATCCAGACGGCAACAGGCGTTGAAGCAGAGCAGCAGAGAACAGTCCAGTTTATCAAGGATGTCCGGGACAAACTGGAAAGCTGTTTGAATGATGCCATCTATGCCTTAAATGTATATGCAGACCTTTACAGCCTTGCCCCTGTGGGAACCTATGAAGTGGTATATGACTTCGGGGACATCCTATATTCCCACGAAGCTGACAAACAGCAGTGGTATGCTTATGCAGTACAGAACCGAATCCCGTTTTGGTATTATCTGATGAAATTTGAAGGATTTACTGAGGAAGAGGCCAGGGCGCTTGTGGAAGAGGCTCAGCCGAAAGAGGAACCGGGATTTTTCCAGGAGGAGTAAAAAATGAATCCGATAACCAGACAAGAATATTACCTTGCGAAGATTGCAGGGACATGGGACGGAAAGACTCCCGAACCCATAACGATTGAGGAATACTATCTTGCAATTATGACGGGAGACTATTCCGGGAGCGCACCACAGCCAGTCACAAGACTGCAATACTACATGGCAAAAGCGGCAGGAGTTTGGAGCGGGAACACTCCGAAACCAGTAACGCGTGTTGAGTATTATTGGTCGGCGATTGCTAACGGCGGCGGAAATGTCCCAGAACCTGTGACACGAGAGGAACATTTGCTGTCCATAATCGTTGGTGCACATGGTTCCACCGTTGCATATGTTTCTGGAAATCCCATAATACTCACGGATGCCAAAGACAATGCAGAATTAAAAGGGCTGAGAATCTTCGGAAAATCCATACAAAACGGCGACCCCAGCCTGGAATCCCCAGTGCCGATTGTCAACGCGGGAGACAAGGGTGATATTAATGTTAGCGTGAGTGGGAAGAATCTCATAAACATCGGCACTGTAACATTTAACCAATATAAAAGTTTCTCAATAAATATACCTGCTGGGACATATACACTTTCCGCCAGTGTCGAATCTAATGATACCGATGGCGATACATGTCTTGTTATGCTTCTAAAAAATGGGAAAAATGTAAAATCAGTTAGTATTCGTAGAGGTAATCGCTCATCAGCTATTATTACTCTTAAGGATAACTGCGATGAGATAATTCTATATGCGTCATTCGGATTTAATCAATCAACTAATGACACTGCAACTTACACGGATGCACAATTGGAATATGGTACAGCTGCCACAGAGTATGAGCCTTACAAACCAGCCCAAACCCTCATCATTCCCACTCCCGGCGGTTTGCCAGGGATTTCGGTTTCTTCCGGCGGTAACTATACGGACGAAAACGGTCAGCAGTGGGTGACGGATGAGGTGGATTTGGAAAAGGGCGTATACATAAAGAGGATTGAAAAGATTGCATCTTATAACAATGAGTCGATTAATGGACCATATATATCTGAGACTGGGGAATTAACTGTTGGAGCAAGAGTCTTGTTTGCACTTGATGCTTCGGTAGAGACTCCGCTCTCACCCGAAACCATTGCCACGTATAAGCAACTCCATACCTATGCTCCTACAACCACGATAATCAATGATGGAGGAGCGGGAATGGAAGTGGGATACATACAGATTTAATAGGGAGGAGTAAAACATGAGAGAAGAAACTATGGTTTTTATGACATCAGATGATGTTCTTCAAGCAATCTTTGAATATCTGGATGCAAGAAGTATAGATTGTAGCGATGGATGTATAGACATTTGCTCCTTCACACGAAATGGCGAGTTTGATTTTGAATGTAAGATAACCGGAGCAAAGAAAAAACATGCTTGATCCTCATTGTCTCCAGCAAATAGCGGACGGGGCGGAAAACATTGCCTCCCAACTCCATGAGTACATAATTCGCCAGATTGTAGACCGCATGATGATACGCATCGGGCGAGGGGACGATTATCTCCTTACCTCCTCCGATGCGTGGCGTATCCAGGTGTTACAGGACAGCGGATACCTTTTACAGGACATCACGGCGGAGCTGGCAAAGTACACAAAGCGGCAGGAGAAGGAAATCAAGGCGGCTATGGAGGAGGCCGGAGCCAAGGCCCTGGAATACGATGACAAGATATACCAGGCCGCTGGGCTGTCTCCTATGCCGCTGACACAATCCCCGGCACTGATCCGGCTCATGGAACGGAACTACAATGCCACCCTGGGGGAATGGCGGAACATGACCCGAAGCACCGCAGAAGCCGCACAGAGGCTGTTTCTGAACGAATGCGATTTTGCTTACAATAAAGTCATGAGCGGGGCCACAAGCTACTCACAGGCCGTCAGAGAGGCCGTGGAGAGCGTTTCAAGCGGTGGAGTGTATGTGGACTACCCTTCCGGCCACAGAGATACGATAGAGGTTGCCACAGCGCGGGCTGTGCGTACCGGGATAGCCCAGGCCGCCGGAGACATATCAATCAAGCGCATGGAGGAAATGGACTGGGATATCATTCTTGTGTCGGCTCATATCGGAGCCAGAACCGGGGACGGCGGGCAGAATCCGGGCAATCATCTATGGTGGCAAGGTCAATTCTACAGTCGGACCGGACGGGACAAGCGATTTCCGAATTTCTATGAGCGCACAGGATATGGAACTGGAGAGGGACTATGCGGTTGGAATTGTCGTCACAGCTTCGGATCTGGGGACGGCGTGAATAATCCGTATGCTGACATCCAGACCGCCGATAATGTCCACATGGAGAAGCTGGAACAACGCCAACGCACACTTGAACGCCGTGTCCGCAAGACAAAGCGGGAGGTCATGGGATTGCAAGAGGCCGTGGAGAAATGCCAGGATGAGGCGGCAAAGTTTGAGTTACAGCAGACGCTTGACCGGAAATCCTATCTCCTGTCCCGGCAGAATAAAGCATACAATGAGTTTTGCAAAGAAAACAGTTTGCGGCCGCTTTCAGAACGTCTCCAGATTGCCCGCTGGAACCGCGAACAGGCCGCAAAGGCCAGAGGGGCGGCGCGGCGGTATCAGAACACGAAAGGGGAATGATTATGGATGAGATATGGAAGGATATAGCTGAATATGAAGGATTATATCAAGTGAGTAATTTGGGACGCGTTAAAAGTTTCCGAGGAAGTGCAAAATTCGGGAAACCCGAAGAATTGATTTTAAGACCATCTCTAATTAATTCCGGGTATCATGTTGTAACGCTTTATTCCGAGAACCGAGAAAAACATAAATTTCAAGTTCATAGGCTTGTGGCAGAAACTTTTATTGATAACCCTGATAATTTTCCATGCGTTAATCATAAGGATGAGGATAAATTAAATAACTGTGTTTCAAACCTTGAATGGTGCACATATCAATACAACAACAATTATGGAACTGCAAGAATACGGGCTGTTGAGAGTACAAGGAAAACTATTATGCAAATGACATTAGATGGAATCCCTATTGCTACATATCGATCCGTCACAATAGCCGCTGAATTATTAAAACATTCCCCGTCAAGTTTACGGAAATGGTGCGATTCTGGAATTGGAGGTGGGTATACATGGAGGTACAGTGATGAACCGATTTAGGTATTATAATCCGAATCCTTCTAAAGGAAAAAGGGTAGGCGATTGCGTTATCCGGGCGATATGCAAGGCCCTTGACATTGATTGGGAGACGGCGTTTTCTGGCGTGATGGTCAAAGCCTGTCAGCTATCGGATATGCCGTCTGCAAATGTAGTGTGGGGCGCATACCTCCGGGAACATGGTTTCCGCCGGAACATCGTGGACGACCACAGCCAGTATGTGTACACCGTAGACGACTTCTGCGGAGATCATCCAGTGGGAACTTACATCCTGGCTATCGACGGCCATGTTGTGTGCGTACAGGACGGATTTTATTGGGACACATGGGACAGCGGACAGGAGATACCGATTTATTACTGGGAGAGATAATATGAGTAGATGGCTAGAGCAACTTCCGGACGGAACATACAAAGTAGATGTTTATGACAAAGAAGGCTGTAAATATTTCTGTAATGAAGTATGTTGTAATGACCAGTGCAAAATGTGTTGTGACTTTCCGGACCCAGACGAGGATTGTAAAATATGCCAATATTTTGAACCGGAGGACTGATACATGGACGTAATGGAGACAGTACAGACGATACTTGCAATTTGCGGAGGTATTTCCGTTATTGGCGGTGCGGCGGCGGTGATCCACAAGTGGATTGCTCCGGCGGTTAAACTAAATGACCGGGTGGAGACACTGGAAAGACACGACAAAAGAGATTATGAGGCCATGCAGGAAATCAGAGAAAGAGACAGCCTCATCATGGAAACGCTGGTGACTATGCTTAACAGCCAGATATCCGGGAACAACGTGGAGCAGTTAAAAAAAACGAGAGACAAGCTCATTTCCTATCTGGCACAGACGCAGTAAGGAGAATCTTTTTGAAGGTATATGATTTCACGGTGCCACAGCTGGCATATTACGAAGAATTTTGCAATTTCAGCCCACAGGAATCCGCGCTTTTTGATCTCAGAAAGAAGGGCGTACCTCTGGAACAATGTGCGGAGATTATGCACTGTGAAATGACAAATGTCAAGAAGATTAGCCGAAGAGTAAATAATAAGATTATACAGTTGACAGACAGTAAACGCATGAATGAGTGGATAAACAAGGTTTACTGGCCAAAAGTAATTAACAGGGAATAGTTTTTATGCTATTCCCATTTTTCAGAGCAATATCCGATAGCTTGAGGGATGGAGTAATTTTCGCCTCCACATCTTTGTGTTAGAACATAGCGACAGTCTTTCCAGCCTATTCGACTATCATCACCCAGTATTTCACTTAAGGATAAATCCTCAAAAGATATAAGCCCATGCCATTCTGCTAAAATGTTATTGAACATCTCTTCTTTTGAATTGAAAACTTTCTTTTCTCTCATTGCTTCTTCTAATCCTCCGCGATGAGGCCGATAGATAAACATAATATAGTCCTCCTATTTTTTAGAATATAATAGCACTTTTTATATACTTTTTAAAGCCTTTAACAGCACTTTAAGAGCCTGTCAGAGGCTTATTTTTTATGCCATAATTTAGTCATACAAAGTCATTGATTTAGTCATAGGAGGGACAGGCATGGCATTACCATACACGCCTGGATATGGGTACAATCCATATCAGTTTGGGCAAATGAATCCATTACAGCCGCAAATGGACCGGCTGGCGCAGATGCAGGCCCAGTATCAGCAACCGCAGCAATCCCAGCAAGTAAACCAGGGGATTTTGTGGGTCCAGGGCGAGGCGGGGGCCAAGTCGTATCTTGTGGCTCCAAACACAAGCGTCCTTCTGATGGATTCCGAAACTTCCAATTTTTACATAAAGACCACAGATGCCGCCGGGATGCCGACGCTCCGGACGTTTGCTTATAAAGAGGTTGTTTTGGGCTCGCAGGAGCCGCAGAAACAGGCCGAAATAAATCTGGACGATAAATATGTTACCAGACAGGAATATGACGATTTACGGGGCAAATACGAAGAATTGTACAGCTATCTTGAATCGGCAACAAAGCCAGAAGGAGGTAAGCATGGCGAATCCATTGTTTAACGCTTTGAATGGTGGGGGCCCATCTGGAATGATGGAACAGTTCCAGCGTTTCCGGAAAGAAATGGAAGGTAGGAACCCCAATGAGGAGATCAATAAACTGTTACAGTCTGGCCGGATAAGCCAGCAGCAACTTAACCAGGCCCAGCAGATGGCTCAACAGATGCAGGGCGTATTCAAAGGCTTTTTTAAATAGTACATAACCGGGTGCACACGGTTTGTAAATATCATAATCGGAGGAGATTATTACTATGACAGACGGATTAACTGCTTCTGATGTTGCCGTTTTAACTGGCGGCACAGGGAGAAATGACGGCTTCGGTGGAGATTGGGGAGCCTGGATCATCCTTTTTTTAATTTTCGGTATGTTTGGCTGGGGCGGCTTCGGCGGCTGGGGCGGAAATGGTGGAGGCGCAAACTCTCCGGCATTCCAGGGATATGCAACCCGCGCTGATATCGACGCGGCACTGTCCACACAGGGAATCGAAAACGGTATCCAGAACCTTTCCGGTCAGCTTTGCAACGGCCTTGCTGGTGTAAATGCGAATCTGTCCAATCTGGGTTATCAGATGCAGCAGTGTTGCTGCGACACCAGAGAGGCAATCGCTGGCGTAAACTACAACATGGCAGCCCAGACCAACATCCTCCAGAATACCGTAAACAACGGATTCCGCGATGTGATCGAGGCGCAGAATGCCGGGACCCAGCGTATCATTGATCTGTTCACGCAGGACAAGATCCAGTCCTTACAGACTGAGTTACAGTCCGCACAGCTTCAGCTGTCCAACAATGCACAGACCAACAGCATTATTAATGCGCTGAGACCTACACCGGTACCCTCTTATCCGGTAATGTCCCCGTACACATCCATCATCAACCCGACAGGCTTTAGCTTTGGCGGCGGATGTGGTTGTAATACAGGATGCGGATGCTAAAACTGCATATTGAGTATCTTCGTAGCGTTTTGCTATGATGTTCGGCTGATGCCGTTATTACGCAGATGGACAGGCCGCAAAGCCTGTCCTTTTGCGCAGAAGGGAGAATATTATGATTGAGTTAGTAAATACAGCGCCAGTCACTGTGCCGATGGGACAGTCAATCCCGTTTTCGGTGGTTGCCACAAAGGGCGGATGTGCAGAAAGGCACAGGGCCGGGAGCGCACAGATCACGCTTGCGAAGCCCGGTAGATATCTGGTTACATTTTCCGGTAATGTCGCAGTACCGACCGGAGAAACGGTAGGAGAAGTAGCCCTGGGAATCGCCAGAGACGGAGAAATCCTCGGCGGGACGGTCATGCGCGCTACTCCGGCAGCCGTAGAACAGTATTTTAATGTATCGTCCCAGACATACGTTGACGTGTTCTGCGGATGCTGCGAAAACGTTTCCGTTAAAAACGCCGGAACGATTCCGGTCCTGGTAGACAACCCGAACATTACAGCTGTCCGGGTATACGGTTAAGGAGGGCAGACCATGAGTTATAAATTAATGCAGAATATCCGGGAGGAACTGGATAAAATCGCGGAAAAGGGTCTGAACACAGGGAACCTTGAAACCGCATACAAACTTATCGACATGCTGAAGGACATGGAGAACGTTGAATACTGGAAATGCAAAGAGGGCTATTACAATGCGGTCCTTGACGAGATGGAAGGCAGCCGTGGCCAGAGCGATTACAGCGAGAGACGGAAACGTGACAGTATGGGACGGTACAGCCGGGAGGACGGAAGAACCATGCCGGACTATGAAAACGGGTCCTCTTACGCCCGCCGTGGCGAGCATTATGTAAGAGGCCATTACAGCCGGGCCAATGGTGCCAACGACCCGTATGCTGAGTATATGGACAGCAAACAGTCTTACCGTAATGGTAAATCCGAGGACTGCAAGCGGCGTATGCTGGCCGCCCTAGAGGAGCACATGGATGCACTGACGGAAGAACTGGGAGACCTGTCAAAAGATGCGGACTGTCGGGAAGAACGGGAGACCATATCTCGTTATATGGACAAACTGCGTAAGATGATGTAAATGAGGGCGGTGGGGAGACTCACCGCTTTTTGAAAACGAAAAAACGTGCTGAGAGGTAAAAATGGAAAATGTGGTAAAATAGTATCAAGGAAGCAATATGACATTTATAGTATGGATTTGCATAACCCCGCGCAAGCCATACTTTTCCAATATTTGTTACATACCTCCTTTCAGATGAGTTGCGCACAGCCTTAACGGAAGGTTGAAAATGCGGTTCGATTCCGTCTGTGTGCAATCCCGCGAAATGCAATCGTGGGACTCTTCATTCTCAATGTAATTCCAGCAATCGTGAAAGGCATACAGCCGGGTTCGAGTCCCGGCACACGATGTAGGCGCATTGTTGAGACGGCGCCGATCATTACGCTTTTCGCCCGGTTCGCTACCCCCGGGCGTTTTTGGGAAATAGCTCAGTAGGTAGAGCGGCGGCCTTATAAGCCGCGTGCCAGAGGTTCGATTCCTCTTTTCCCAACTACCTCGCCCGTGGTTTATCGGGCTTAATCCATACCGCTGACGGGCGGTTAATTAATCACGTTTAGGAGGATAAGAATGCAGAATATCGAAGCGATTTTGACAGAACTGGGAATTGAAGTTCCGGCAGACAAGAAAGAAAACCTTACAAAAAAGGTGGCAGAGAATTACATCACGAAAGCTGAACATGAAAAGAAGCTGGGAAAGGTTGAGACCGACCGGGACACCTGGAAGGAGAAGGCCGAGACGGCAGAAACCACTCTGAAAGGCTTTGAAGGTGTTGACCTGGACACTATGCAGAAGGAACTGTCTGACTGGAAAAAGAAGGCTGAGGATGCCGAGAAAGATGCACAGGCGAAGCTGTACGAAAGAGATTTTGCGGACGCTTTGAAAACAGAGTTTGAAGGAATCAAATTCTCCAGCGAAGCAGCAAAAAGAGCCATCATGGCGGAGGTCAAGGATGCTGGGCTGAAGCTAAAGGATGGAAAGATTCTCGGGCTGAATGACCTTATTGCCCAGATGAAGGAAAAAGATGCTTCGGCGTTTGTCGATGACGAGCAGATCAAAGCGCAGCAGAACGCGGCGAGATTTACACAGCCCATAGGACGCGCACAGCCAGCAGGAGGAAAGAAGTACACCATGTCGGAGCTGATGAAGATGAAGAATGAGAATCCGGGGCTGGACATTGAACAGTATATGTGAAAAGGAGAATACAAATGTCACTTTTTGACCAGAAGAATTTTAACGGAGAAGTATTTGGGAAGTATGTTGACCGGGTGAAGAACCTCAACCGCAACGAACTTCTGAAATCCAGCGCAATCGTTGAGCACTCAGAGTATGCAAGTATGCTTCCCATGCAGACAGGTGGCAATCTGATTACAGTACCTATTAAGGCGAGAATCGGCGGCACGCCGGATAACTATAACGGCTCTACTGATATTAAGAGCGACAGCCGTGCAACTTACACGCACAGCCGGGTAGTAGTAGGAAGAGCGCATGGATGGACGGAGAAGGATTTTTCTGCGGATATTACAGGAGAGGATTTCATGCCGGCAGCGCAGGAGATTGCTGAGTATTGGGACGATGTTGACCAGAAAACGCTTCTTTCTATCTTGAAAGGCGTGTTTTCGATGAACTCCAAACAGGCTGAAAAGGACTTTGTTGCGAAACATACGTCCGATATTACCCGCAACGCAGACGCGAACGTGTTTAGTGAGACAACTTTGAATAATGCCATTCAGAAAGCGCTTGGTGATAACAAGGCTAAATTTTCGCTTGCAATTATGCACTCTATGGTAGCCACGCATCTTGAGAATCTTAAACTATTGTCTTATATGAAGCAGACAGACGCAAACGGGATTGAGCGCGACCTTACGCTCGCAACACTGAACGGACGTGTTGTGTTGATTGATGACAATATGCCGACGGCAGAAATTAAGGAAGGATATGTGAGGGCGAAAAGCACGAGCAATGGCGCGCTTAAAGTTGTAAATACATCGCCTAATGCTGGAGAGGTACAGAATACAACTGTGCAAGAAGATATTTCAGACATTGAAGAAGGTGAATATGTCGTGCTTCTTCCCGCAGGGACGGCTTATACGACCTACGTCATGGCTACAGGTGCGATTGAGTATACCAATGTAGGAGCAGATGTTCCATATGAAATGGATAGAGACCCGGCGAAAAATGGCGGGGAAACAACATTGTATTCCAGGCAGAGAAAGATTTTCTCTCCCTATGGCATTAGCTGGAAGGGAAACGCACTTTCTCCCACGGATGCGGAGCTAGAAGCAGGAACCAGTTGGACGATTGCGAATAGCAATGAAAGCTCGAACGAAAAATGGTTCCCGGAAAAAGCCATTGGTATCGCACAGATTATAACAAGGGGATAAGAACGGAGGCCGACGGGATGGCATACACCACATTTACATTTTACGAGCAGACCTATCACGGGAATGTCGTCCCGGCGGAGGACTTTGACCGTATCGCAGACCGCGCCAGTGACTTTCTGGACACTATAACCTTTGACCGATTGGCTGACGGCTTACCGTCCAACGAAAGGGCGGCGACAAGGGTGCAGAAGGCCGTGTGCGCGGTCTGCGACAAACTATATCAACTGGAGCTGGCAGATAAACAGGCGATGTCTGCGGCCGCTGGAGGGACATCATCTGGCGGGCCCGGTGCTGCGGAGGGAGTAGTGACATCCCGCTCTGCTGGCTCCGAATCAATCTCCTATGCCTCACCGTCCGAAATGGCAAACGGCGCGAAAGCATGGAGCACGGTCTACCAGGCGACGGGGGATGCACAGGCAACCAATAAAAACCTGGAGGATACGGCAAGGCTGTATTTGACGGGGTTAAGAACCGACGAGGGAGTGTTGCTGCTATATGCAGGATTGTAAAGTGAATATCCTTGGAACCGAATATGAAATAAAGTTTGGTAATGAGGAAAAATATCCTTCACTGGAAGGGCTTGACGGATACTGCGATTCCTCGACAAAGGAAATCGTTGTGGACGATATGAAAAAAAGCGAGGGACAGGTTGGAGCGAAAGGAAATCTGAGGGACTATCAGAAAACCTGTCTCCGGCATGAAATCATTCATGCGTTTATGGAGGAATCCGGGCTGTCCAGCAACTTTGAACACAAAACAATCGGAATTGAAGAAACCGTGGTGGACTGGTTTGCTATTCAGTCCCCGAAGATTTTCAAAGTATTCAAGGAATTGGACTTACTCTGATTCCGGAAAGGAAAGTAAATGGAAACATTGTTTGCGAACATGACCACCATTCTGGCGGTTATCGGCGCACTGGCGTTCATGGTGTCGGTCATTACACAGGTGTTTAAGGGTGTAGGCGTGCTTGCCAAGATCCCGACAGATATCCTGGTGTTTGTCCTGTCCATCGGAATGACAGTGACCGCCTTTGTGGCGTATATGCAGCACATCCAGCAGACGATTTTGTGGTACATGATCCTGGCGGCGATTCTGGCGGGATTTCTGGTCGCCTTTGTGGCGATGTATGGCTGGGAGAAATTTGCGGAATTATGGAACCGATTTAAAAAGATGGAGTAGCACATGAACTAGACATACCGTAAATAAAACCGACTGTAATTACAGACGGTTGCGAATTTATTGACAAAGAAGTATTAACGGGATTTACATAATCGCACCTTGACAACTGAATATTGGCTAGAGCTGAAAAATTTAATTTGCCTATTGACATTCTTGTACGGACGTGTATAATTATAGATGTACGGACAAGAATGGAGGTGAAATAAATGTCCCCAAGACCAAAATCAGATAAATCTAAGCACAATAGGTTTGAGCTTCGCCTTGATGATGAGATGAATGAGTTGTTAGAGGAGTGTTCTGAAAGGCTTCAAACGACAAAAACAGAAGTAATCAACAGAGGTATTCGGCTGGTTAAATCTGAATTGGACAAAAAATAGGAGGTTCCCTCCCTGGAAAGTCGGAACCTCCTAAAAACCTCACCGCATTGGATTTGGTAAATCTAGTATACCATTTCCTTTGCGGAATTTCAATAGGCAAAGGAGAGTTTTAAGATGGAAACAACAAATGCAGAGTTCGCAAGAGAAGTTTATGCAAATTCTCTTTCAGTAGCCCAGATAGCGCCGATAATAGAAGCCGAAAAATTCTCTCAATATGCGGACACGGCTGAATATGATTTTTGTGAAAGGATGGCAAGAATCTACGGCTGTGTTCCGAAAAATGGAGACGAATGGAATCTTATGAAATTCCTTGTGACGCTTTATCACTATGGGACTGTGCAAGGTGTGAGAGATGAGAGAAAAAAGAGAGGGAGGTATACTAGATGAATGAGATTATTAAGATAAACTATGAAACAGAACAGCCAACAGTATCAGCCAGGGATTTGCATGACGGGCTAGAGATTAAAACGGCTTTTAAAGACTGGTTTCCGAGAATGGCTGAGTATGGTTTTGAAGCCGGAAAGGACTTTTGCTCAAAAATGAGCGAAAGTACCGGAGGCCGTCCAGCTATTGATTATCAGATTACCGTGGACATGGCAAAGCAGATTTGCATGATACAGCGTTCCGAGAAAGGCCGCCAGTATCGCCAGTATTTCCTTGACCTGGAAAAGGCATGGAATACGCCGGAGCAGGTCATGGCGAGGGCTTTGAAAGTAGCCGGACAGACCATTGATAAGCTGAAAGGGGAAAATGCTGGACTTCTGGAAGATGTTCAGCGCATGAGGCCGAAAGAGATTTTCGCCGACGCTGTGGCGACGAGCCATTCCTCAATCCTTATTGGAGACTTGGCGAAGCTGATTAAGCAGAATGGCGTTGACATTGGACAGAAGCGGTTATTTGCATGGATGAGGGGCAACGGTTATCTGATTAAGCGAAACGGTTCTGACTGGAATATGCCGACGCAGAAAAGCATGGAAATGGGGCTGTTTGAAGTCAAGGAGAGTACAGTGAACAATCCGGACGGTTCCGTGAGGATAAACAAGACCACCAAAGTCACCGGAAAGGGACAGCAGTATTTTATTAACAAGTTTCTGAACGGCGCAGAGGATAAGGAAGCATCATAATTGAATAGTCAAAGCAGAAAGCTACTAGCCAGTATTTGGTTAGTAGCTTTTTTTATAGAAAGGAGAGGATACCATGCATAGCGACACTATAACAATATTCAATTTTTACGAATCCAGCACTGCCGCCATCTGGTATCCTCATGTGCTTTCCGGGGTGCATTTGGAGACGGACCGGGGGCAGATCATGAAACTATACGGCCCTGACAGCACTGATAATGCACAGTTACACATCCCGTTTGTGGATAAAGATGGGAAAAGAGCGGTGGTTGATGCCTCCGGGAAGGAACTGCCGTGGCTGCCGCCGAAGGAATGGCGGAAACAGGTGAATGACCTGTTGGACGACAGTATCACATTCAACCCCGCCACGGATTTTTTTATGGCGGGTGCATGGGACGGAGAGGGCCCCGTTGATGATTCGGATTATACGGACCGAAGATATGAAGGTTTTTACGCCTTCATGAATGCCGAAAAAGACTTTGTATATCTGATTTCATCTGTGGGCGGCCCATACAAGGTGATTCCACACTTTGAAATTCTGGGGAAGTGATGATATGGCGAGAAGCAAGATTAAGCATTTTAAGGGCTTTTCCGTGGTTGACGGAGATATCCGGGTCAAGCTGGACATGCACCGATTTGAGAAACAATTTCAAGATGCTCAATGGCAACTGGATGGGAATGTAATGAGCAGTATGGAGCCGTTTATGCCAAGGCGGGACGGTAGTAATTTTATTAACACAACCAGAGCGGCCAGCGCAGCCATACAGGGATCCGGGGAAGTATATGCGGCTTATGCTCCACAGGGACGTTATTTATATATGGGAAAGGTCATGGTTGATAGAGACACTGGAAAGGGTCCATATAAAATATCGACAGGCCCCGGCGGGGAGTATGTTTTGCGATTCCGAAAAGGAGCAACGTTAGTACCAACCAACAGACCCCTTAAATATAGCTATCCCAAGGCACAGTCCCACTGGTTTGATGTGGCAAAAGAAAAAGACGGAAAGACCTGGGTAAAAAATGTGAAGAAAACAGCGGGAGGTGGTAAGCGTGGATAACGAATTGAAGCCCATCGGGAAGGATGCCGATGGAGGTGATTACCTAAAAACGGCTGTCAAAATACTCTTAAACCAGTTCCCTGGCCTGTATCCAGACGAAGAAATAAAGTTTGAGGAACTGGGAGATGAGAGTGGGATTGCTTTTTCCAATGCTACCGGAGCACTTGTATACGCCAAGACAGAGGACGTTTTGGGCGGTGTCTATCAGACGTGCCAGTATCCTTTTTATGTCGTGTACAGGGCCTCTGGGAGTGCCAAAGAGCGACAGAAAATGAGCATACAAGAGTTTCTGGATACCCTGGGTAAATGGATATGCCGGGAACCTGTAACCATTGGACAAGATACATACAAACTGGATAGCTACCCAGAATTATCCGGGGGCAGAAAAATCACAGAGGTAAGTCGGGATAACTCCTATGGGACAGATCCACAGGAGAACGGTGTACAGGACTGGGTGATCCCGATAACTGTATCATACACAAACGAATTTGAGAGATAGGAGAATAAGAAAATGGCGAAATGGACCTATGCTGCCGGAGAGGCAAAAAGAAAAGATTTTATGGTGTTCTGGATCGTTGACGGATCCGACAATGTAACAGGCAAGGAAAACCTGGAGATCATCGGAAAAGGCGTGGAGGATATGCCGATTTCCATGAATGCTGAAACCGAGGAGAGCCAGGACGTACTGGGCAATAACAACTATGACATCACCGGATACGCCGAGAGTATGACGGTGGACCCGCTGAATGTGTCTGGCGAGAGTAAGTACGCACAGAAGATTGATGAGCTGATGGAGAACAGGGCTACACTGTCTGATCTGCACCTCAAATATCTCTGTGTAAAGAGATACAAAACTGATGAGAGCAAAAAAATGCGTGCCTGGATCCAGGAGGGCGTGGTGGAACTGGGTGACTTTGCTGGCGGCCTTAAGGGCGTATCTGCAACCCATACCGTGCACTACGTTGGGGACAGGATCCTGGGAGTAGTAGACCCGGCCACGATGGCATTTACGTCGGACGCCGCAGCCGCGATGGCGTTATAAGGAGGAAGCATGGAAAACATCAAAGTAAGCATTGAGAGCCCAGTAAAATATTACGACTTCGTGGACCAGCACGGAGAGGCGTTAGCTACTCTGCGGTTTGTCCCCACGGACATTGATATCATTGAGAGATACCGAGAGGCGTCTGTGGTGTTTGAAAAAATGCGTGATGAACTGGAAAAGGTCGAGAGAGATAAGCTCTCGGAAGATGAGGCTGTGGCTCTTAAAAATAAATATGCTGCTGAATTAAAGGAGCGTTTTGACGAGCTTTTCAAGGCGGACACTTCCGGCCTGTTTGACGTCGCAAGCCCGTTCACGCCGCTTGAAAATGGAGAGACATGGGCATTGGTGATTTTAAAAAGTGTCCAGAAAATTGTAGAAGAGGCAACGGGGAAAAGCTTTGAAGCAATGCAGAGTAAAGCGTCAAAATATACCGAGAAATACCATGCGGGGCCGGGGAAATACCCGTTCCCGACAAAGTAATGGCGGCCTGGGATCTGCCGTATAGCCTTAACGTGGGAGGCGTGGACTATGAGATACGGGAGGATTTCCGGGCGGTCCTGGACATCTTGACAGCGTTTAGCGATGACGAACTGAGCGAAAAAGAAAAGATCCAGGCCATGATAGAGATCCTGTATTATCCGGTCCTGCCTCCACCAGAGGCACTGGAAGAAGCTGCTGAGGCCGCCAGATGGTTTATTGACTGCGGAATCACACGGGAAGAGGAACAGCCCACAGCCCGCACAATGGACTGGGAACAGGATGCCGGGATAATCTTCCCTGCGGTCAATAAAATCGCCGGATTCGAGACCAGGGGCCGCCAGACAATACATTGGTGGACGTTTTACGGCTGGTTTATGGAGATTGATGATGGACTTTTTTCCCAGGTGCTTTCCATACGGCAGAAATTGGCAAAGGGTAAGAAGCTGGAGAAGTGGGAACAGGAATTTTTGAGGAATAATCAGAAACTTTGCGAGCTTAAAGGAGCCGCAAACGGAACACAGGGAGACTATGAGTTTTTCGCTGAGTTATTGGGGCGAGGTGAGTAATTTTGAAGCCGGATGGAACCGTTGTAATTGATACAAAAATCAAAACTGATGGAGCACAAGTTGGAATCGAAGAGATAAAAAATACCCTAGGAAAAGTTACGGATACAATCGATTCATACAATAAAAGTGTTCAAGAGTATGTTGATAATTATGCTGCCAACATGGAAGCAGCCACTAAATCCAATAACGAATTTCAGAGAGAAATTGAAACATTAAAAAAAAATCTCGAAGATTTGGAAGGAAAGGGCCTGTATTTTGGTGATGAAGAATATGATGACGCATATTTAAAACTGAAAAAAGTCGAGCAGGCATTAAAAGATTACAAGAAAGAGCTTGTCAGCCCTACACCAGATGCAAATATTCTTGATGGCTCAACACTGGAGGGACAAATTGAGCGTTTAACGAGTAAATTAGCAAAGCTCAGAGAGCGTGGGAAGGGGTTTGGAGATAGTGAGTTTGATTCCACAGCCCAGGCATTAAAGCGGGCAGAACAGGCACTTTCTGAATATAAAAACGAACTTTTTAAAACGGATGCTCAACGGGAGAAAGAAGCAGAGTCAGCAAGAAAACAAGCAGAACAGCAAGCGAAATTAAACCAGAAACTTGAAGAAGCAAAACAAAAAGAGGCGGCTGCGGCTGCGGAATCTGCAAGACTTGCAGAAATTGGACAAAATGCAAAGATATCCAATCCTCTTGTGGTAAAACTTAGGGAAGAGATTGAAAGGCTCACCTTGCGTCAGAAGGATTTGAAAAAGGCGGGACTTGGGCCAGGATATGAAGAGTATGATACGGTTACTGCAACGATAAAAAAATTAAATGCAGAATTGACCAGATATACAACTGGGACTAAAAAAGCAGGGAAAGAAACAAAAAAGTTAAATACTGGTTTGAAAAATACCGAAAAATCATCCAGAGGCGCAAGAATGGGAATCGGTCGTATGTTGGCCACGTCCATTCTCTTTAGCACCGTATTCCGGGCAATATCTATGGTCACAGCCGGGCTTAAAGAAGGAATGGACAACCTGGCGCAGTATTCGGATGATACAAACCAGGCCCTGTCGCTGCTGTTGTCGGCTGTGACTCAGCTTAAAAATGCGTTTGCAACGGCGTTTAGCCCGCTTATAGAGTTTGTGGCTCCGGCCCTTGCCCAATTTATCAATCTTTTGTCCCAGGCTGTAACCTGGACGGCGCAGCTTTTGGCAGCGCTTACAGGGAAGGATACATTTGTTAAAGCGGTAAAGGTACAGCAAGATTATGCAGATAGCTTAGATAAAACAAAGGATGAAACCGAAGAGGCGGCGGATGCGACAGAAAAAAGTTTGGCTCCTTTTGACCAGCTTATCCAGCTAACACAGAAAAAGAAGGACAAGGATAAGGATAAAAATGAATTAAAGCCGGAGGATATGTTTGTTACCGAGGAAGTATCCAACGGAATAAAGGTTCAAGCTGACACAATCAAGGAAACATTCGGGCAATTATTTACACCACTTAAGCGATCGTGGGAAGAAAATGGCCCACAGGTTTTCTCATCCGTAAAAAATCTCTTCTCCGCAATCAAACAGCTTGCTGGTGATGTAGGCGCATCATTTATGCAAGTGTGGAATGCCGAAGGATATGGAAAGGCCATCACAGATGATTTGCTGGTTACATTTTCAAATCTTGTGGATACAGTTGCTAACTTAATCACAAATTTTGATAAGGCCTGGGTATCCGGCGGAACTGGAACAAGTATACTTCGCCATTTAGGAGATATCATACTCGAAATAACCGGGTTCTTTAGGGCCGCATCGGAAAGCCTTAAAGAATGGTCTGCGGATCTTGACTTTACCCCACTTTTAAGAAGTTTTGATAATGTGTTGATTGCAATAAGGCCGCTTGTCTCAGATGTTGGAGACAATTTATTGTGGCTGCTCAATGAGGTTCTGCTACCTATCGCCACATGGGGAGTGGAACAGGCCCTTCCAGAAGCATTTAATCTGATTGCTGCCGCCTTAAGGGTAGTACATAGCGTACTTGAGGCTTTGAAACCGTTAGGAGTATGGCTATGGGATAATTTCCTTAAACCATTAGGGCAGTGGACAGGATCAGTTATAATTGCAGCTCTTAAAAAAATCACAGAATGTTTGGAAAGGTTTTCTGGATGGATTTCCGAAAATCAATCAGTAGTACAAAATGGAGCAATAACAGTGGCTGCCTTTTTTGCGGCATGGAAAATAACGGAGATGCTTTCATTCATACAGCAGTCTGGCGGTGTCATAAAAGCAATAGAAAATATTACAAAGGCAGTTGCCGGATCAACTTTGGCTAAAATCAAGGATTCGGCGGAAACGGCGTATCTCAATGCTTTATATGCAAAAGATTTTTTAACCAATATAGCCAAGGCAACATCTGAGGTTGTTAAGCATACAGCACAGTTTATTAAGTCAACAGCAGCAAAATGGGCGGAGGTAGCGGCTCAAAAGGCTTTAACTCTTGCTACACAAGCGTGGAATGGGATTTGTTCCGCCGCAAGGGCGGCTACAACATTCTTTTCCAGCTCAATGGGGACATTAGCCCTTCAGATAGGAGCCGTTCTCGTCGTATTCAAAGCTATTTATGAGTTGGCATCTATGGTATCCAAAGCATGGGATAAAATGACACCAGACGAAAGAGTGGCAACAAAAATCATAGCCGTGGCTGGGGCAATCGCTTTGGTAGTTGCTGCCGCCGCCGCATTTATGCACGACTATGCAACACTGGCAATCGCGGGTTCAATAGCGGCCATAGCTGGGCTTTCAATAGCCGGAATATCATCGGGAGCCAGCAGCAGAAGCACCTCATATTCACGTTCTGGATACTCCCTTGATACTTATTCCGTGGTCCCCTACAAAATGCCCCGCCTGGCCACCGGAACGGTAGTACCGCCAAGGGCCGGAGAGTTTGCGGCTATCCTGGGAGATAACAAGCGCGAGACAGAGGTGGTATCGCCGCTGTCCACGATGAAACAGGCATTCAAAGAGGCCCTCTTTGAGAGCGGATTTGGCGCGGGAGAACGGGATATCAACATCGAACTGGTACTTGATGGGCAGCGCTTTGCCCGGGCTGTATACAAGGCCAATAACCAGGAGAAGCAGCGTGTAGGCGTAAGGATGGTGACGAATGGATAACAAGGTATTTACCATAGATGGACTCAATCTGAGACTTTGGGTAACAGAGCTTAAACGGTCGTTTGCGGTGACGGACACGGAGAATTCTGGCCGTGTCCAGTCCTACCGGATGCACCGGGACATTATCGGGACCTTTTACAACTACACCCTAAAAATCGACCCGGAAAGAAGCAACCCGGCGGACTATGATACCTTTTATGAGATCATCTCCTCCCCGACGGAATCCCATGAACTAGAATTTCCATATGGCCAGGAAACGTTGTCATTTTCCGCCTATGTTACCAGCGGGGAAGATGGCCTCAGAATCAACCAGAAGGCACCAGACGGGCAGAAAAACCGCTGGAGCGGGCTGTCCGTCACGTTTACCGCAATGGAGCCGCAGAGGAGGCCGTAGATGTTTTTTAAGATTGTAGACAGGGACCCACCGAAAGCCGGAGAGGGGATAAAAATTGTATACGATGATGTGGCCCCATATGCCAAAGAAAACAGTACCCCACAGGTGGTTAAGGCAGGTCTATATCCCCACAAGGGACTACACCCCCACAAGGGCCTGTATCCGGCCAAAACAACGATAGAGCGAGAGTTCCCGGACCTTCGCCGGGATGACCTCTCCTATCCGGGATACGCCCTGTGCTATCCTGGATTTTCCCTCCTTAACGGGCAGTATATCAACTTTCCGGACAAGCCGGCAGATTATGGATATGTCAGTGCCGAGTATTCGGACGAGAACGGGAACCTGGCATACAACTTCTCCAGGGCGGGGCTCCGGCCCCATTCCGGCTTGTACCCAAGAATCCTTCTTTATCCGGTCAAAACAGAGTCCTGGCGTATGGAGTATCCGGCACTGACCATCTCATTCAACGGAAAATTCTCCAGTGTAGGCATCTTGCTTACCTTTAACATGATGTCTGGAGACTACGCCAAAGATATCAACATCAAATGGTATGATGGGACCACGCTGCTGAGTGAAGAGGACTTTGTGGCCGATGATGTGCGGTATTTTTGCAGCAATTATGTGCGGTCGTATAACCGCATTATACTGACGTTCAAAACGACATCCAGGCCGTACCGCCCGGTCTTTTTGACCAGGATTGACTATGGCATTTACAGAGACTTTCTGGACGACGAGCTGCTCCAGACAGAGTGCCTCCAGGAAATCAACGCCATATCAGAAAATATCAGCGTAAATACACTGTCCTTTACCGTCCGAACAAAGAGTAATATCCCCTTTGATTTGCAGAAAAAGCAGAGGCTCGGCCTGTATTTTGATGGGAAGTTACTCGGAAATTTCTATTTGAAGAACGGGGCCAGGAAAAACAAGACCGACTACTACATGGATTCACATGACGCTGTCGGGATCCTGGATGGTAACGAATATCCGGGTGGGATTTATTCCGGGCAGAAAGTGGCAGACGTGATTCAAGAGATCTTTGGCGGAGAGGATTTTAATTATTATCTGGATCCGGCGTATGCAAACACCACATTGACCGGGTACATACCGTATACCACAAAGCGTAATGCCCTTGTGCAGATTGCTTTTGCCATTGGCGCGGTGGTAGATACCAGTAATTCGGACCATGTATCCATATACCCGCAGCAGACGGAAGTAACGGCTGAGTTTTCCGGTAATGATACATTCACGGGCCTCACGTTGGAGCACAGTGACATCGTGACTGGGATCCGGCTTACCGTACACAGCTACCAGGAATCAAGCGAGGAAGAGGAGCTGTACAATGACACTCTGTCCGGTACCGCCGAGATCGTCTTTGGGGACCCACACCACCATCTGACCATCACTGGCGGCACGATCAAGAGCAGCGGCGCAAATTACGCAGTTATCACCGGCATCGGTGGCACGGTAACGCTTAAGGGAAAGAAATACAACCACCTTACGAATCAGCTTACCAGGGATAATCCAGATATTGTATATAACCGGAATATCAAGGAGATCACGGATGCCACCCTGGTGCATTCCGGGAACGCAGAAGCTGTGATTAACAGGGTCTATGCATATTACCAGCGGGCGGAGAGTGTGGTTGGTGACGTGCTGCTGAAAAATCGTGTTCTGGGCGAGGTGGTAAGCGCTGATACCGGATATGACGGCAAGCGTACCGGAACCCTGGAGAGCATAGATTACAGCTTTACAAAAGAGATAAAAGCGAGGGTAGTGATCCATGAGTAGATTTATTGACCCATTAATATTTGACCGGGTCCAGGCAGACGTAGACCAGATGACAAAAAAGGCATACATCGCATACGACGACCTTAACCGGGTGGAAAATGCGGTGTGGCAGATATCGGAAACCCTTAACCACATGGGATACCGGAATACGATTGTAAGGAGAGATGCCTGGAAGATGGATGATTTCCGGACAGAGGCCGATATGGTCCGGCTCCGGAATAATATCCAGGCGATCCGCAACGCATATTACACACCTTCCAGTACGCCGCTTACGCCGGACCGAATCACCTACACATCCATCTACCAGGCGAATGCGATAGAAAAAATACTGTATGACCTGGGGACACTTGTGGATAAGATAGAGCCTGGCCACCATCATCTGGGATTCCGGATAGGGACCCGGGCACTGGGGAACAGGAGGGAAACATGGCCTTAAAAACCAACTACCAGAACGATGTTTTCTCCGGCAAGAGAAAATACAATCTGACCAACAACTCAGACGGGACTATCAGCCTGGATGATGTGACGGTCTACAACAAAGTCGGAGATATATTTAATGCGGACGATATTAATGCCACGAATAAAGTGGTGAACGAAACATCGGCCGGATTTGAGGCGGTAAAACAGGACAATGCCAAATTTAAAGAAGAGGTAAACAGACAGGTAACTGGGTTGACAAATGACGTGGGAGCCATTAAGGCGGTAAAAACAGTGACGCTGTCTGCATCAAAATGGAGCACATCGGCCCCATACACGCAGACAGTAACGGTATCCAGTGTTACAGCGGAGGACAGCCCAGTGATTGCGCTGTACATCTCTGGGAGCCCAAGTACAGCAACCGTGAAGGCGATGAGAAAGGCATTTGGATACCTGGACAGGGCAGTCACAGGAAACGGCTCCATCACATTTTACTGCTACGAAAAAAAACCGGACGCCGACTTTAGCGTATCGGTCAAGGGGGAGTAGAAATGGAATGTTTGCTGATGCAAAGCGGGAGTGGCTTTGACCCGGCAGAGGTCACTGCAACCCCCGGAAGTGTAAAAAGCGGGAAGAAATTCCTGGGTGCCGGAAGTGATGACGTACAGACCGGAACGCTTGCCACGGTCCCCAAAGTGGATGTAAAACTGGGAATCAATGAGTCTTATGCTATCAAACCCGGATATCATACCGGGGAGGACGTGGTATCTCAGTCCGGGATCCCGACATCACAGGGGCTGTCGATCAACCCCACCGCCGGGGGCCAGACTGTGCAAACGGCTGGCACTTATTACACATCGGACACATACGTCCAGAGTATCGAAAACCTCCGACCGGAGGTGATAAAGGATGGCGTCGTAATCGCAGACATCACCGGGACATACCAGGGATTTGTAGATGAGGGGTAGAATATGGCGGAAGCATTAATACAGCTTGTAAATCAGAATGTGGATATTGATGGTCTTACGGCCAACGAGGCAGATGTTTTTGATGGGGCCACGTTTATTGGCCAAGGATCAGAAGCAATACGGGAAGGGACCGGGGTTACACAGGGAGCCCCCACGCTGGGACTATCATTAAATGGGCGTGTGACTATCCCGGCCGGAAAATACACAGGCGGAAAGGTGCAGCAGTCCATCCAGGTCCTGGGAGAGCAGAAGATCAATCCGACATCAAAAAATATCAAAATCCCCACAAAGGATATGTATATGGCCGGAAATATCATCGTTGCATCAATCCCCAACCTTAAGCCAGAGAATATCAAAAAGGGGGAGTATGTCGGTGGTGTAGGTCCTGGCACCTGGGAGGGATATATTGTCCGGGACCCGGCGACTTTTTACTATCGCGGTACTTTTGCCCCAGGACAATCTATCATGGCGTTTAAATATTCTGGGTCATCGGATATCATGTCCCCTAACCTCGGTAAAAAGGCAATGGAGTTTTACGGCAATGAAGATTCCAGAAGGAAATATTATGTTTTCTTGTTTAATTCTCCGATTGATATTACCTCAAAAAGCAAATTGACGGTAAAAGGGACGTACCACAGGGATGCATCTGGAACATCGACCAATATGGTTCTGGACATATCGGGATACCAGAGCAAGGCAAGTGCCGGAGATACTTATACGGGCTTAAACACTGGGGATCGTGTTTTCCTTAAACAACAGCGGTTTCCGACCGCACAAGGGACTTATCCGTATACGGTTGAGGTGGATATCTCATCCTATTCCCGGATTATTTATCTGTATTTCCTTGTAACGATGAACCGCCCAGATGATTATATGACCATTGACTCTATACAGTTTACATAAAGGAGATTGACTATGGAAGAGAATAAAAAAGACGTATTACCGCTCGAGGGAGAACCGCTGACCGCGCCGCAGATATCTGAACCGGTGGTGAACGCCCTGGCCGCCGCGCTGAGTAAGATTGAGACGTATGTACCTACACAGTACATTAATGATGGGCCGCCGGACATTGACGCTGACCATCTCAACCACGCAGAACAGGCTATCATGCGGGTCACGAATTTAGCCAACGGAGCTGCCGATGCAATCGCCGCATTGCAGTCCCAGGTTACTCAGCTAAATAATAATTTCCAATACAAAGAATTGACGAATGAATTCGATCTAAACAATGCATTAGGTAAATACCGTACCGATTCCAGCGTTATAATTGCATCGCTAAAAAATAAACCATCCGAAATTAGGAATTCCGGAGAAACAACACTTGACTGGTATCCAGCGAGCGAAAGAAACACATATGGAATCCAGATTATGCGGTGGACTTATGGAAACACACACATAATTTTTGCAAGAAACAAAATTGAAAATACCTGGGCGGAATGGGTGCAATACGTTACAAAGTCCGATTTGCAACATTACCCAGAAGTTTATCTAACTAATGGGTTAAAGAATATAGCACTCCAATTATATAAGTACTCAGATAGTACATATATATTACAAATAATTTTAATAACAAGTACCTTTACCAAAACAATTAATCTTGCTGAGTTTACCATATAGTTATTTAGCTGAGTAACCTGGGACTGCAATGCGGGCGGGAATCAGCATTACATGGACCATAAAAATGGAATGTACACTGATAACCGCCCGCTCCCAGAGGTGAATGAGATTGTATGGGCGTACCACCGCGCGGGTGCAGAGGCCCCTATATTAATAATAACGCGGCCATAGACCTTTTTGTGACCATTTTGGAGGAAAAATGAATAAAGAAATTACAAAATTGATAGACCGTGCCAAATCCTGGGATGGATACCTGGAGAAAAAGAGCAACCGGGACCTGGACAATTTTACGGCCAACGCCGGAAACAAAAACTATACATGCTTTGCCCGGGATTACCGGGAGCATACCGGCCAGAACCTCCAGGGCCAGCCCTGGTGCGCCATGTATGTGTCTGAGGTATTTGTCCAGGCGTTTGGCCTGGAGGCCGCCAGACGGATCCTGGGCGGTGATTTATACCATTACTGCCCAACCGGAGTGGCCCAGTTTAAAAAGGCGGGCCGGTGGAGTCAGACCCCGGAGCCTGGAGCCGTGATATTTTTTACCAACGGCCAGCGGTCGCACCATACCGGGATTGTGACAGAAGTGACGTCTACACGGGTCAAGACCATTGAAGGAAACACGTCAGGCGCATCCGGTGTTATCCCCAATGGCGGCGGAGTCTGCCGAAAGTCCTACCACAAAGATTACAGCCAAATTCTGGGATACGGGATCCCGGACTGGAGCCTGGTGGAGCCCGCAAAAAAATCTGGCTGGATCCAGGAGGCCGGGACCTGGAGATACTACCACGGCGACACAGGCGAGCCGATACGAAATGACTGGCACCGGGATCCCGATGGCCGGTGGTACTGGTTTGATGGTGCCGGCACAATGGTCACCAACGCCTGGCGGCAGGATAAGGCCGGGAAGTGGTATTACCTTGGCTCTGATGGTGCAATGGTAATAGGCAGGCTCATGCAGATTGGTGATGAGGTCTTTGCCTTCGGCCCGGATGGAGCCATGCTGCGGGGAGAGATTAGGTGCTGGGCGGACGAGAGGGGAGCCCTCCGGATGATGTAAAAAGGCGGCAGATTGCCGCCCTCATCTCCTTTTTGTTGACATTTAACGCAAACTCAAGTATACTGACCTTGTCAGACGCAGCGGATGCGCTGCTGTTCTGGAGCTGCCAGCAATTCCGGCGGCCACGGATTGAAATATTAATGTTAACGCAACAGTGACAGGACTAGGAGGGGGATGCCTTAACGGCTTTCCCCTTCAGTCTTTCCATCCCCATAGCACTGATAAAAAGCATCTACCAGGCTTGCGATATCTTCCGGATTTAATTTATCAGTGATATCTTTCGGGATCCGATCATAATTGATCCGGAAAAGTTCCTGGTATCTTCCGATTCGGCTGGCTCTTTTGACCATTTCAAGTTTGTACATTTCTCCCAGCTCTTCCGTGGAGATTTCTCCAGCTTTGACAGCTCTTTTTCCTTCGGCAGTTAAGATTTTCATAGCCTCTTCTTTTTTTACTGTTCCAATTCCGTTAATTTTCATGCTTGTTCCTCCTTAGCATTTTCTTTTTCAATCAAATCTTCGATTCTGCAGCCAAGCACTATGGACAGCCGATAAACGAATTCGGTGCTGGCTAGATTAATATTTCTGCGCCCTTGCTCATAGGATTTGATAGATCCTATGCTGACATTTGCTGCCTGTGCCAGTCGTTGTTGGGTATACCCCTTCTCCTCACGGATCCTTTTTAAATTGGTCATTTGCACTCTCCTTAGATTGTTCCCAGTTTGTCACAGTCCACGAATTTTGTTCCGTCCCATTTTGCAAAACGGATATAGGATTTTCCACGGTAGTCTTTCTGACCGTAACCATAAACCTGTCCGATTTCCGGGTGGAACACTACCAGCTCGCCTTCCTCTCCATGAGTGGCAGAGTATGTTCCGATCTTTTCGTTAAAGTTGTATTTGCCGTGCTCATCCATTTTGCATACCCAAGGGAGGCTATACCGCCGTGTGTTGTAAGATGCAAAGGTATCAATGACAGCGTTTTCGATTTTTTCAGCCATATTTTTGGCCTCCTTCCATGCTTCTTTCAAAGCGGCGGAGATTGTAGCCCCTGCTTTTTTAACCAGTTCCCATGCTCTTTTCATAATCTCTGATAAATTATATTTTTTCAT